AAAAGATCTTGAATTATTATATAATACTGGTGAGATTTCAGATACACTTAATAATCAATTATATGTTGAGCCAAATTCAGAAAACATATTAGACAATTTAACAAATGCTTTTGGCGATGATAATGATAGATTAGAACGACTTAAAGATAGGAGCATTAGTGATTTATTATGAACAAGGTGATTATGTGAAAAAATGGGAAAAATTATCCGAAAATGAAATAAAAGATATTTTTGCTAAATATTATTAAATATAATGAAAAAGTAACCTTAGAAAGGGTGTTGAATTTTTCATGACGCTAAAAGAATTGAATTTAAGTCTTACTCCTGAGAAGATAGTAGAATTAATGAAAGGCTTAGGGGTAGAAGAATATATAGATAAAAAAGATTATTTTATCTTCCCTACTTGTTGTCACCATGAAGATGCTAATGAGGGATCAAAAAAATTATATTATTATAAAAAAGATCATAGATTTGTCTGTTATACAGATTGTGGATGTTCTTTTAATATTTTTACTTTATTTGAAAGGAGATATAAACTTTTAGGCATTGAATACAATTTCTATAAAGATATTGTTTTAAAAATTGCAAATGGGAATAAAATTAAAAAGAAAGATACTGGATTCTATTCTATTTATGAATCTAAGTATGATAAGTATAAAATAGATAAACCAGAAATCAATCTTGAAGTCTTAAATCCAAGTCTATTAAATATCTATACTTTCGCCGCCACGCCAGAATGGTTAAATGACGGAATAAGCGAAGAGGTTATGAGACTATATAATATTAGATATTGTATTGAGCAAAATAAAATTATCATTCCTCATTATGATGTAGATAATAACCTCATTGGAATTCGTGGCCGCGCCCTCAATGAAGAAGATATTGCAATTGGTAAATATATGCCAGTACAGATTGAGGGAAGAATTTACTCTCATCCTCTTATGTATAATGTCTATGGGCTAAATATTGTAAAAGACAATATTAAAAAACATAGAATGGCAATTATTGCAGAGTCAGAAAAATCACCAATGCAATATGCTACTATGTTTGGCAAAGACAAAAATATTTGTACTGCTTGCTGTGGTAGTGCACTTCATAGTTATCAAGTTGAACTGCTTACTAAAGCAGGAGCAGAAAAAATTCTAGTTGCCTTTGATAAAGAAGGAAAAACTTGGGAAGAAAGAGATAAATATTTTAATAAATTAAAAAGTATCTGTGAAAGATATAAAAATAAATGTAAAATGGGTTTTATTTATGATTCGCAAAATTTATTGGAACTAAAAGAAAGCCCTTTCGACAAAGGGTCAGAAATATTTAAAAATCTTATGAAAAAAGGAGTTTGGATTTAATATGAAGTATATGCAGACAACATCTTATACAATTAAAGAAGATTTTTTAAAGAATCTCTTAATTGACAGGGGAATTATCCCTGAAAATGATAAGGAATATCATCAAAAGTTTTTTAAGCCTACAAGAGAAAATATGTGTGATCCTCTAAAGCTTGATCACATGGAAGAGGGATACAATTTATTTACTAAGCATTTGGCAGCGGGTAATAAATTTTATTTCGTAGTCGATAGTGATGCAGATGGTATTACTTCTTCTGCTGTTATGATTAACTATATGGAAAACCATCTTAGAGAAAAGTATCCTAATTTTACAATTGATTATCACATTCCCGATGGAAAAGAGCATGGCCTTGATACTCTTATGAATATTCTTACTCCACAAAAGAATTATGATATTATTATTCTTCCAGATAGTTCAAGTAATGACTATGAATATCATAAGATTCTTAAGGATATGGGATATGATATTTTAATTCTCGATCACCATGAAGCAGAAAAGTATAGTGAAGATGCTGTTGTTATTAATAATCAGCTTTCTAGAAACTATCCTAATAAAAGCCTTAGTGGTGTCGGTGTAGTATATAAATTTCTCCAGTACTGTGATAGTCAGTTCAACATCAATGGAGCAGATGATTACCTTGATTTAGTTGCTGCAGGAATGTGCGGAGATATGATGGATCTTAATACTCTTGAAAATAGATATATCTGTAATTATGGCTTTAGTCATTTAAAGAATTTTGAACTAAGAAAGCTTGTTAAACAGCAAGGCTACTCAATTTTTGGCTTAGCAGAAGATGCTCTTACAGAAACATTTTTGGATGACGTAAAGCTAACACCAATTCAAGTCGCATTTTACATTGCGCCCCTCATTAATGCTCTTATCAGAGTAGGAACTCCGAGTGAAAAGGAAATTCTCTTTAAATCATTTATTAAAGGAGATGAAATAGTGCCTTCTACAAAGAGAGGACATAAGGGAGAAATGGAAACTTTAGCAGAACAAAGTGCGAGAAACTGCGCCAATGCTCGTGCAAGACAAAATAGAGAAAAGGATAAGGCACTTGATCTTTTGAATATTCAAATTTCAAATGATTGTCTTGATGACAATAAAATTCTTATCCTTAATGCAGATGAATTAGATGTATCAAATAATCTTACCGGCTTGATTGCCATGGGGATTGCAGCAAAGTATAAGAAACCGACAATGGTTGGTAGAATTAATTCTGATGGTTATTTAAAGGGATCTATCAGAGGTAGAGAGGAAAGCGAACTGAAAGATTTTAAGGGATTCCTTAAAGACAGTAACTATATGAATTTTGTTGAGGGTTAATTGAGTGGCCCGTAACACCTTTTCCGTTTATCAGCGGGGTTAAGTTTCACTTAGCTAACGAGGTAACCTAAAGCCCTGTCGGGAGACATAGGTATGGAGATCTCGTGGGAAAAACATTGCTTTATATTATTTATTTATAATAAAGGAGGTGAAAAAATGAAAGCAATTTATAAAATTGAAAACAAAATTAATCATAAGATTTATATTGGGCAATCAAATAACCCAGAAAGACGCTTTTTTGAGCATTGTGAAAAGAATACTAAGTATCGTTCTTTAATTCATGAAGCAATTATTAAATACGGTAAAGAAAATTTCTTTTTTGAAATTCTTGGATGGTATAAAGATTATGATGAGAAAGAGCAGGAATTTATTAAACAATATCGATGTCTCGTTCCAAATGGATATAATATTTGTAAAGGCGGACAAAATCCTCCCACTAGCGAAGGAGAAAATAATAATTTTGCCAAGATTTCAAATGAAACTGCTCAAAGAATTATTGCTGATTTAAAAAATTGGGCGATTCCAAGACGACAAATAACTAAAAAGTATAATATTAGTGAGAATATTATTCGACATATTAATGATGGTTCTTCTTGGCATAAAGAAGGAGAACAATATCCTTTAAGGCCTAAAGAATCAGAACTAAATAATGCTAGAGCAGAAAAAGCTATTAAATTATTGATTTTAACAAATATTCCCCAAAATCAAATCGGCCCTATGTTAGGATGGGGAATGAGTGCTGTAAAAGAAATCAATGCTGGGCGAAATCATTTTGATTCTCGTTTAATTTATCCAATTAGAAATCATCAAGAAGAAAATAAAGCAATGTTAAACCTGTAACGACTATCTTCAATTTGAAGAGTACAGCTACTATTGATACGTGGTTGGAAATGGGTGTTCTCTCATTTTGAGAGTAAAAAATAGTCTATACTATTGGAAACAATAGATAAATATACACGCAAACGCCGCAGGCTTTAGTGTTAAAGCAAGCGATGTTCCAAAGCTTTATGAATATGCCAATAGAGAATTAGAAGATATTAATTTCAATGAAGGCTTTTATGAAGCAGATTTCGTTGTTAATGGAAATTGTTCATATCTTAGCGACCTGATACTTGATTTGAATCGTGGTAAGGATTTTTATGGGCAGAATTGCGCTGAGCCCATCATCATTTCAGAAAACATTACAATTAATACTTCTGCAATCCAGACCATTGGTTCAAATAAAGATACACTTAAGTTTGTATTTAATGACATTACTTATATTAAATTTAAGGCTAAGGATTTAATTAATGAATTTGCACAGTATGGCGATAAAATTTCTATTACTGTTGCGGGCAAGGGTAATGTAAATTCTTGGGGAGGACGAGAAACCCCTCAAATTTTTATTGAAAGCCTAGACATTAAAGATTTAAATAATACAGATTTTTAGGTGAGATAGAGAGGCGGCACGCCAATTAAAATTAGATTCTAGTTTCTTATCAAAACAAATAAAAAGAAATAGAAAAGCATATGGATTAACCTGAAGATATAAGGAGGAAATATAATATGGAAATTATGAAAAGAACTGATGAAATTAAAGTTAATACAGAAGAAGAGGCAATGGCACTCATTGAAAGCTTTAAAGAAAAATCTCGAACAGAAGGATATGAGGTAGTAAGTCATACTACAACCCTAAAGGAAAAGAAATCTAAAGGTGAAGTAATTGACTCTTACTATATTGTTAAAATTGTTATGAGATGGTAAAAGAAGAGTCAAGAGGTTATCCCTCTTGACTTTTTCCATAAATTATGATATAATATTAATATAAAGAAGAAAACTTATGTAATAAATACTCTACAGTTTTCTTAGAAGGAGTGATATTATGGGTATTAAAAATTTGCCAAGATTTGATAATCATTCTCATAGTGAATATTCTAATTTAAGATTGATTGATTCAATTAATCATCCAAGAGATATGATTTTAACTGCATATCAATTAGGTATGTCTGGAATTATTTTAACAGATCATGAAAGTGTATCTGGCCATGCAAAATGGCTGAACGAAGAAAGAGACTTAAAAGAGAAAGGGTTAATCCCACCTGAATTTAAATGTGGCTGTGGTAATGAAATTTATTTAGTGGATGACAGAAATAATATTCAACGTTATTGGCATTTCATTTTGGCGGCGAAAAACACAGAAGGACATAGAGCCTTAAGAGAGCTGAGTTCAATTGCTTGGTATAATGGTTTTTCATCTAAAGGGCTTATGAGAGTTCCTACTCAGAAAGATGAACTTGCAGAAATTGTAAAAAAATATCCAAATACTTTGATTGCAACGAGTGCCTGTCTTGGCGGCGAACTCCCTCATTTAGTAGCTAAGCTTGTGGATGCTGAAAAGAAAAGTTTAAGTGAAGAGGAAATTCTTAACATTAAGCTTGAAATTATTGCATTTTTAAGATATTGTGTTGATTTATTTGGCGATGACTTTTATATTGAAATCGCCGCTGCAGATTCAAAAGATCAAAAAGTATTTAATCAAAGAATTAAGTCGATTGCAAAATCTCAGGGAATTAAAATTGTAATCGGTTCTGACGCACATTATCTTACAGCCAATGAAAGAGAACTTCATAAGGCTTATCTTAATTCAAAAGAGGGTGAACGAGAAATAGATAATTTCTATTATTTTGCTCACATGATGGATAATGAAGAGGCATATGGATATATTTCAGATATTTATTCTGAAGAGGATTTTAAAGAATTTTGTGAAAACTCTATGGAAATTTATAATAAGATTGAAGGTTATGACATTTTTAGAAATCCTATTATTCCCGAAGTAAAAGTGATTCCAAAAGAGTGCCTCGTAAGCTTAGAATGGGCAGAAAAATACACATATCCTGTTTTATATAATTTAGTTATCAGTAATAATGTCCAAGAAAAATATTGGGCGTCAGAATGTTTAAATGCATTGGTTAATAAAAACCTTTGGAATGGAAAATATCTTGAAAGACTCGAAATTGAAGCAAAGGTGATTAAAACAGTTGGAGAGAAGCTTGGAGATTGTCTGTTTAAATACTTTAATACCTTTCAGCACTTTATTGATTTGTTCTGGGAATGCGGCTCTATAGTAGGACCAGGCAGAGGTTCATCAGTATGTTTCTTATCTAATTATCTTTTAGGCATTACACAGCTCGACCCTGTAGTTTGGAATCTTTATTATTGGAGGTTTCTTAATGAAGAAAGAATAGAACTGCCTAAACTTGATATCGATCTTACTCCATCAAAGAGAAAGAAAATATTTGAAGCAATTCGTAAGGAAAGAGGAGAGCTTAATTGTGTACAGGTTTGTACTTTTGGTACAGAGGGAACTCGTTCAGCTATTGCCGCAGCATGTTTTAAAAAGGGAACAATGGTAAAAACTTTAAATGGGGAGAAGCCCATCGAACAGATAACAAATAAAGATATGGTATACACAACTAATGGATGGGAATCGGTAATCTCTCCTACTGAAACGAATGGAACAAAACTTATACATTTTAAAACTAGATATTCTTTGGATGAAGAATTGTGTTGTACTCCAGATCATGAAATACTGATTTTGCCTAAAAATAAACATAAAGGAAGAACGAATGGTAAATGGGATAGGGAAAAAGCTTTAGTTTATTTTCCAGAATTAATAAATCTTAAATCTTCAAATAAAATTTATACGAGATATTATAATTACTTCAAAGAAATTGACCCTATTTGGTGTAAAGCAGAGGATATTCAAAAAGACGATTATGCACTAAAAAGGATAGACTTAGAAATTGAAGACTTAAAAACTATTCACTGGAAAAATGAAGCATTTAGAAAATATGGGGATGGACTCCCTGAAAATATAAAAATTAATGAAGATTTTTGTGAGTTAATCGGAATTTGGCTAGCAGAAGGTAGTTCGAATGGGCAGAGCATTAGTTTTACAATTAGCAAAAAAGAAGAATCTCTCAAGAAAAGAATTTTAAAATTGATGTGGAATGTTTTTCAGTTAGATAATTTTCAAATTTATGAAAGACATGATAGTCTTGCTTTAAATATCTCTTACTCATCAAAACAGTTAATTTCATTTTTTGCGCAATTATTTGAAACAGATAATTTAAAGACTGTTAATCAGTGGAATAAAAGGATACCAACTAAACTAAAAAAAATCGATCCAAAACTTCAATTACAAATTTTTAAGGGTTGGTTTTTAGGAGATGGATATGCAAGAACTCCAGAAAATGGAATTAGACAGTCTTACGAAGCAAAAGGAACTACGGTATCAAAAGAATTAGCCAAGGATATGGTATTTGTTTTAAATCGAAATTTATTAAATCCAACAGTTATAAAAGAAAATCGGACAGGCAATAGAAAAAAGTCGTATAATATTCAATTATATTCAACTAAAGCGAAAGTTTTATATGAGATGAAATATAAGAAGGATAATTTTGATGACTTATTACAGTTCTCACTTGAAGATAGATACGAGATGGATATTCCTGTTATTTATAATGGACAGTTATATTTAAAGCAAAAAATGGAACTATTCACTGCTGAAGACATTGACGAAAAAGTTTTTTGCTTAATGACAAAAAGTCAAAATTTTACAGTTAATGACATAATTGTTCACAATTGTCGTGGTTATAGAAGCGAAGAGTATCCTGATGGCATTGAGATAGAGACAGCTCAGTTTTTAAGTGGTCTTATTCCAATGGAAAGAGGTTTCTTGTGGCCAATTCATGATGTAGTTTATGGTAATGAAGAGAAAGACAGAAATCCAAACGAAACTTTTATCAAGGAAGTAAGTAAGTATCCGGGACTGTTAAAGATTATTCAATCTATTGAAGGGTTAATCTGTAAAAGAGGGCAACATGCTTCTGGTGTAATCCTTTATAATAATTCTCCTTATGATACCAATGCATTAATGAGAAGCCCTAATGGAGATTTAATCACGCAGTTTGATCTTCATATGAGTGAACAATGCGGCGATGTAAAATATGACTTTCTTGTTACTGAAATCTGTGATAAGATTACTATTTGTATTGATATGTTGCAGAAAGAGAGATTCTTTGAAAATGATTTAGGGTTGAGACAGGTTTATGACCGATATCTCCACCCAGCAGTATTAAATCTTGAAGATAGTCGTATGTGGGATGCACTTGGAAATGGTACGGTAATGGATGTATTTCAGTTTAGTACTGGCGTAGGATTAGCAACCGCAAAACAAATTAAACCAAGAGATCCTGTTCAGTTAACTTCTGCCAATGCTCTTATGCGTCTTATGGGCGAAAAAGGCAAGGAGCGTCCCATGGATAGATATTGCCGCCTTAAGAATGATATGCAATTATGGTATAAAGAGGTAAGAAGCAGAAGATTATCTGAAGAAGAAATAAAAATTCTTGAACCATATTATCTTCCTAATTTTGGAACTCCTTGTAGCCAAGAGGACCTTATGGAAGTATGTATGGATAAGAATATTGCTCATTTCGCTCTTGCTGAAGCAAATATGGCAAGAAAAATTGTAGCTAAAAAGCAGGTTAAGAAAGTTCCAGAGCTTAAAGAAAAGTTTATTTCTCAGTGCCCAAACAGAGTTCTCGGAGAATATGTGTGGGAAACAGTTATGGAACCACAGATGTCATATGCGTTTGCAAAACCTCACGCTCTTGCATATAGTTTTGTAGGTATTCAAACTCTTTATCTCGCAACAAATTTCCCAGAGGTATTTTGGAATTGTGCTTGTCTTATTGTAAACGCCGGTGGCGCGGAACTTATGGATGCAGATGATGTAGATGATGATGAGGAAGAAACTGAAAAGAAGAAGAATAAAAGCGTAAACTATGGTAAAATTAGTACGGCAATAGGAGAAACACAGAAAAAGGGTATTTCAGTGTTGCCGCCGGATATTAATCGTTCCTCTTTAATCTTCACGCCTGACCTTGAACGAAATTCTATCGTATATGGATTAAAGGGTGTTACAAGAATCGGCACACAACTTGTTTATGACATTATTTCAAAGAGACCTTATACTTCAATTGAAGATTTCTTAAGAAAAATTAAGGTTAATAAAACACAAATGATTGCATTAATTAAGTCTGGAGCATTTGACTCGTTGCGCGGTAATCGTGAAGCAGCAATGAATGATTATCTTGAGCTGATCGCAGATAAAAAGAAGAGAATTACTTTACAGAATATGCAGAAACTAATCGAACTCGATTTAATTCCAGAAGAATATTCTTTTGAAGTTAAGGTATTTAATTTCAATAAGTATATTAAGAGATTGAAGGAAGGTTCTGATTATCGACTTGATTCAATTGCCATGAGGTTTTTCACAGAAAATTATGATGATAGCGTATTAAAAAATGTTACTGTAAATGGCGATGAACAAACTGCATTAATTTCTCAATCTACTTGGGATAATACTTATAAGAAAGCTATGAATCCAGTTAGAGATTGGAT